TGAACTTGCTGAACCAGCTACTGAATCAAACATATGATCACTATCTGGTGAAAAACCTTTACCATATTTTATATCACCAACTTCATCTTTTGGTTTTGTTTTATCAGGATATAGTTTTTCATAATCCTCTGGATCATAAAAATCTGGCTCTCCAAAAGAATCATCAGGTTCATCATCTACACCTAATACTGCGTCAGGTGATAAATCATCTATATCATCGGGATCAATTCCAAAATCTGCATCTGTTCCTGTATCTCCACCAAATCTATCCCAAGTGTCTTGAGCATACATATCAGAATCTACATCTTGTTTTGTAGCTTTCTCTTTATCAGGGGATTCATAGTCCCCAGATTTTTTAGCTTTTTCGTAATTATCTTTATTAGTAAACGTAACTGTTTTACCACCTTTGCGGCGTAAAACCATTTCAGCTTCAGATAAAATATTTTTTAGTTTAATCATTTACCAATCATTCTACTATATAAACTACCAAGTTGTTTTTTTGCTTCTTTATGTGGATCAAATATTGTAGGGTCTACTGATTCTGTTATTGGGTTATATTTCTTGCCATTGATTGTAATTGATTCTTTCTTTCCAGCCTTTTTTGCTTTAAGAGCTTTGAGTTTCTTTAAAGCATCATCTGCTGCATCATCATATCGTGGATCTCCAGATTGACTGTACTGGCCCATCGCCATTGCCGCCTGGGAAGCACTCTTGTATTCTTTTTCTGCTGTTGCTATTTGAGTATCTAAGTCACCACCCCCACCAGTATCAGGTTCTTCAACCCAATTTGTTTTATCGGCATCTTTGCCACCATTCGGTATAATTATCGCATGACCACTTTCTTCCCATTTATCTGCAGTTGGAACATCTGGATCTCCAGGAAATGAAGTAAGAACAGAATGTGATTTTTTACCATCTAAATCTTTTTTAACATCAGAATTATTTTTTACCTCATCATCCATAAAATCTGGATTAGATGGTCTGACTACTACACTTAATTGATCTGTTTTAAACTTTTCTTTATCATCATCTATTATATAAGCTGGAACTTCTTTCATAATAGGTTCTTTCTTATCCCTATCATATCCAACTTGTTTTTTAACCATAATTTTTTTAGCGTTAGGATGATCTTTTTTGATATCAGATGCCTTTTGAACTAAATTATATCCAGCATTTGGAACTGTTGTAGTATGTACTCCACCACCCTTTTCATAAAATTCTTCAGGTATTTCACTTATGGCATTTTGAACATCATCCATACTGATATCATCACTAAAAACAGAACCTTCACCTGGTTTATTATGTCTTGCTATATGATCTGCCGTACCTTTTGCAAGTAATACATTATTACCACCAGATGATGCTATAGACTTCATATCTTTTGTTATTTCTTTGGCTGTACCACCTTTTGGTTCAGTTGGTTCAGCTTGTCCTGGCTGCATACCTTGTTGTCCTTGTGCCGCTACTGCATCAGGATCGTCATGCCAAGAAGTATCAACATCTTTATATCTATCACTTCTTTTTGCTTTTGGTTCTTCACCCCTCTCTGGCTCAGTCTCTCTTTCAAAATCTCCACCACCTAATTTACCAGATGGTTCTTCTTTTTCACCACCATCTTCAGGTTCTACATACTTACCAGATTTTTTAGCATCGTCATAGTTGTCTTTATCAGTAAACGTAACTGTTTTACCACCACCTTTAGGTTGTAGTTTCATTGTTTCAGCTTCAGTCATATAATCTTCTAAAGTAGGCAAAGGATCACCCCATTTACGGTCTGACCATTTTGATTCTTTTATGATATCTTTTAGTTTAATCATTTTTTGATTCTCATTTACTTCAAAGTGGATTTTACATAATCTGCCAGGGTAGGTAAAGGATCACCCCAATTTCTATCTTTCCAAGGATCTGTAGATTCTTTTTTTACAGATTTAGTAATAGCTTTTCTACGATTTCTCAAATATTCATCGCTATCATCTGAATCACCATCATTATCTATATCATCATCTTCCTGTCCTACTGTATCCAATTCTTCCTCATCTGCTTCATCTAAATCATAATATCTATTAATAATATGCCCCATATCTTCATATAATGCACTCATTCTTTCTTGAAGTGATTTTGCTTCAGTGGAAATTTTACTAAATTGTCCTGAAAGAGCACCTAATTCTTTCATATTACGATTAACAGTAATTTTATCAAACCATTCTTCGGTTTCACTTAAAGCATGTTGTCTAGATGTTTTTGCTAAATAAGAAAGAGTTTCAGCAACACTTTTTAGATCATGTTTACCATAAATTGCTTCACCTAACTTTGGAAATGCTTTCAATGCATGATTAAATTTACCTGCATTGACTGGTGCGTGAGTTTCCTCTTCTTCAACAAGACTTTTTAATTTAATAGTAGGAGTCTTATCTTCACTTTTTGGTTTAATTTTAGTTCTAAATATATCCATATCCATCATTGCTGGTCGAGATACAAATCCTCCAGCTATAATATGTTCTTTGATTAAATTTTTCAGTTTTATTTTTTTAGCCATTTTAATTCTCCATGCTTATCTTAATTTTCCAGTAGGTGTATATCGTCTGAATCCACTTCTTACCTTAGTCCATAATTGTTGTATAAAATTTATTTCTCCAAAGTGTGTTCGTCGAACATTACCTTGTTGAAGTCCTCTTTGTAAATCCATTGCATCATACTTATGACTTTTTACTCCATTCATCATAGTCTTAATAACTTGTTCTGATGCTTTACCTAAAATCTTTGACATTTTAACAAGATCAATATCAACTTGTTTAGATGCTTCTGGTGAACTAAATGCAGGAACTTCATTCAATTCTCTTTCCATTATATTTTTATATGATGATTTCATTTAACTCTTTCCTTTTTAATTCTTACATGCTTCCAAGCTTCTGAACCAATATTGTCTTCCATATACCGTTCCGCTGCCTTCTTTGAATTAAACACTGCTCTCATACCACCATAAATATGTTTAGGAACGGTTAAAACAAATTTATAATCCGAAGCTTCTAAAACATCATTCTTTTCAAGAATAAAGTCATTCCATTTACGCCAACTAAAAGTTTTATGCATTTTCATTATGCACCTCGCAAAATATCATTAATAATAGATTCTGCTTTACAATAATCACCACAAGTTCTACCTGTAGGATTCTGACGATCTACTGATTCTTGCATTGGATACATAAAAGCTCCCTGTGTAGATGGATTGGAAACGAAGTCAAATGCTATCAATTCAAAATCTGGTTGTACTTCTTGTGTATCCTCATCACCATCACCTGATTCTGATACAGTTTCTACTGAACCCATTCCTCTAGATGAAATACCCAACTTAATACCTGCTTTAAATAATTCTGTTAAAATATTACCTGCTGGAGTTCCTAATACCTCTACTGTACCAACCAAATCATGATTATTCCAATGCATTTCTTTAATATTGTGAGAAACATTTTGTAAGTTTACTACCGAACTTTCTGGATGATCTAATTCACCTAAAGCTCGTTGTTCTTTAATAAAAGATTCCGTATATTTTTTAGCTTCTCTCATCAATACTTCTTTTGGGTAAACTCTTCCGTTTTGATTTTTAGACTCTGCCCTCTGTAATACTCCTCGAACAACTAATCTACCTTGATTTTCTTTCATAGATTCATTTATTTGTTCTTTTGTTATTTCAAATGGTAAATAATCTACTAACAATTCTCGATTCATAATTACTTAACTCCTCTAAGTATTTTCAACGCTTCTCTCATATAAGCAGTTACATTCTTTTTATAAGATTTGTCTAATGCTTTAGATGCATCTTTTGTATGCGGATATTCTTTTAAATATTTTTTTATTCTACCTAAACTATCCCGCATTTCTTCTTCTGAGCGAATAAGAGCTATTTTAGCCCTTTTTAACTTTCGCCTATCAACTACTTCCTGCTCAAAAATTAAATTTTTTAATTTCAACATTAATATAATTGCCCAACTCGTTTCGCCAACTTAATTAATCGTTCACTAATTCTTCGCATCGCCTTATGAGTATTTTTCCAATATGTCCTCGAATCAACTCCCATCTCAGTCTTCAATCTTACATTCATTTTAGTCAATTTATCAATTTCTGTAAGGTGGTCTCGAATCTCTCTCATAGAGCGACCAATTTTCTGTTTGGGTGTTATAGTATCATCATTTCTATAATCGTGGTATTTACCTTCAACAATTTTATATCCAGTTGAATTAGTAGCTACCTTTTTCTCCTTCTTCTTACTAGATTTCCCCTTACCTCTAAATGCAAATGGAGTATTATATGCACCTGCTCCACTACTAAAAGATGTTTCTTCTAGATTCTTCTCGTCTAACAATTCTATTATTGTTTTACGAATGAAGTTTTTTAGATTTTCTTGAGACATCTTCTAATTCCTTAACAAGTTCATAATACCGCATTAGAGTAATTACTTTATTTTCAGTCTCTTTACTATTCTCTGAAAGTGTATCAGCCTGTGCAATTACTTCTTTTAATTTTATACTAGTAATATCATCAGTTACACTAGGTACCAAATTTTTCAAAGTTTCCTTAATATTAATTACTTCACCCTCTATAAATTCTGATAATGAATTTGTATTTGATACATTATTAATATATTTTCTCAAAACTCCTTTTTGAGCATGACTTAATGTACTGTATTTTTTATTAAATTTTTCAACCATTAAAGTATAAGCTAATAATTTAACGTCTGTAGACTCATCAATATATTCTTGAGCTAATTCACTTTTTGGTTTCTGTTTAGAAATTACTGTAATTAGCGATTCTACTATAAAATCTCTAGATTCTACAATTTCTTTTGGATTTATATCTTCCCCAGTAGTTTCATATAAAAATAATTTATAAATAGATGCTAATCGTCTATAATTTGGCATTCTAGTAGAAAATAACGCACCTACATCATAAGTTTCTTTAATATCTTTAATAAGATTAAACTTTTCTGATCTAAGTGTTTTATTTGAAAGTCTTTGTCTACTTTTAATTACAGCGTCCACCAATCGATCTGCCTTATCTCGACGTTTATATGTTTCCGTCGTAAGTATATTATATAATTCTAACTCTTTACCTAGAGTAGAATTTTTATGAAAATGTTTCTTTATCAAAGCAACTGCCTTTGACTCTACATTTTCCATTATATCCGCAGTCACCTGCCGGGTCAATACTTCAAATAGCACACCAGTATTTTTAATCTTAGTGTGTCTTAATCGTTTAGACATATATCACTCCAATACAGTTATTCATAAATAAATATAAAACTTCTTAAATTATGATTAACTTTCCTTGTTATTAACATCTTCTTTATACTCCTCGTGTAGTTCGTCAACTTCATTTATTAGCTTTATATCAGAGTTACGAAGTGAAGTATTCTTAAGCTTATCCAAATGAGCTAACGCCATAACTTTACCGTATTTTGGATTACTAGATGCTTGTTTTTTCTTTTCATGCGCCCCCAATGGGTCTCTGCCTCTAATATGACTATCTTTTTTATAATGTGATGGTTCCTTGGGTCTACCTGCACCTTCCCAGCCACCTTCTGGACTTCCACCCTCTGGACCTAAATCATCATTTTCTAATTCATGTCCAGTTCTTCCCATCGCCATATCTGAAGGTGTTCCTTGTGATTCCCCAGATTTCGCTGGATCGTTTCCTTCAGATTCTATCTGAGCTCTTCTAAATTTTTGTTTATAATCATATACAATCTTATTATCTTCTGCTTTAATTTCATCATCTGTAAACTTAAATATATTTTTATAAATCCACTCTGTAGAAAGTAACCCATCACTTATCATAGACGATGCAAGAGAAGTTTTTTCATTCCAAAGTGAAATTTTTTCTTGTTCATATATTGTAGAAGGACTCATCAACTCTAAATCAAAATTAACTAATTCTTCATCTGTAAATCCTTGAGCATACAAATGAACAATACCAATCTTCATTAATTCACTCATTACAATTCTTTGAATTCTTTCAATAGTACGAGCAAATCTTACATCTTCTGCTGCAAGTGTTGCCTTTTCTCCAACATTCTCATCAAATCCCAAATATGGTTTTGGTATACGTAATGAAGCCAATAATTTATTTCTTAAATACTCAATATCTTCTACTGCTTCATAAGTTAATCCTGGTAATGAATCAACTGCAGTTCCACTATCACCCCCACGAACTGGCATAAAGAAATCTTCTGTAATATTTTGCATATTATATCTAAGATTATATTCTCCAGTTGCTTTATCTACAACGGGGGCTTTTTTCATCTTATCAATAATTTGATTCATATAATTATCAACTTCTGCAGGTGGTATATTTCCAATATCAACTTTAAATATTCTTTTTTCAGGTGCTCTCATAATTCTATGAATCAACATAGCATCTTCCATAAGAGATAACTGTTTCCAAGTCTTTCTACCACCTTCAATCATTGATTTACCATAAGGAAGATAATTTGAATCGGAAAGTAATCTAAAATGTGCTATTTCATAATTTTCAAAATCTTCTACCCTATTGCTAATAGAATGTTGTGCAGCTCCGCCAGAAGTTCCTGATTCTAATTTAAATTTTACATATTCTGGATTCTCTGGATCTTCGTTTTCTAATCTAGTTACATCATAAACAGATAAAGGTTCTACATTTCTAATACCAAAACGTTCATCAATATCTAATCTTAAATAAAAATCACCATATTTACACATATTACGAACCCAAGGCCATAAATTAAATTCTATATTTAATACATCGTAATATAAATTATGTAAAATTTTAAAAATTTGATCATTTGGTGTATTTATTTCAAGAACATTTCCATACTCACTTTTCATAGTAGATTCATCTGCATATATATCTAACGCAGAAGAAAGTATAGCATCACCGTCCATTGCTTCATAATCTCTAAATAACCCAAGTCGTAACGACTTAACTAATTGATTATCTGAGTAACCAGATAATCCCGCACCACCAGTGGAATAAATCTTTTTATATCTATCAATCAACCCCCTAGTTGGCATATATTGAGATTTACTAGTATCAACTACTTTTAATCGTCGTCCACCAACGTTTCTAACAATTACGCTAGTTGAAAATAATCTCTTTAATCTATTTCTTAAGCTTTTATCAGCCATTTTTACCTCTTTATTTTATTAACCAAGTTAAATCTTCTCTTTTTTTATCAATTTCCCATGTCCAACTATCATTTTCATCAGTTTGCTTATATATTCCTGGATTCATAGCTATATTAGAAATAGCTTTCTTCTGTATTTCTATTCCTTCCGCTCTTAAACGTAAAGCGGTATCTCGTATCCATAAAGCAATACCAAAAGAAATAACCAAATCATCATTATATCCAGTCATTGCTTCTGCCCTATTATTGTTATATATAAATACGAACAACTCATCTATTAGACGCGAAGAATAAACCTCAACTGCTTTCTCTCTAAAAAATTCTTCTAATTTTGCTATAACCAATGGTCTTGTCTTCATAGACATTGTAAACCCAGGAACCATTTGTTTTTCTTGTCCATAAATTTTATTTGTCATTTGTTTTTGTGTATCTACCACTTGTAAATCTTTACTCATATAAAATAAGTTTTCATATTCTCTATCTATACATTGTTGTATAGCTGCCCACCCAATTGATGCATTTTCAACAACAAGTAATGCATTATTATATTCCTGAGATATATTTACAAGTAAGTTACCAAAATCTTTAGTTCCAATCTTACCTTTATATTCCGCTACTTGTTTACAATCTTCTACATCCATAACATGAAATGCAGAATAATCTGTTCCATCGCCCCTACTTACATCTGCACTCACTACATAACTCTTTGTATAATTTGGTGGCTCCCATATCCAAACATTACTATCTACTCCTCGCCTTTCAATTGGGTCTCTAACATGATCAGTTTTATATTCTTCTAAAATAACACCATCAATTACCATCTGACCTGATGTTACAAAATCACAATCACATTCTTGTGCAGCCGCTGAAGGACCTAATAATTTATCTTGATGATCTCTCCACTCTTGGTCTCTATCTGGATGTACTGTCCAATGTAATTTTAAAATATTCCACTCATTTAAACCATCTTCAGCATCTATCCAAGTTTTGTGAAACCAATTACCAACACCATTTGGTGTAGAAAGTGCAATACACCTACCACCTAATGCCAAAGTTTGAGATGCGGCAGTCCATATTGAATCTATTCTAGGAATAAATGCAGCTTCATCTAAAATTAATAATGACAGTGCTTCTGATCTACCAGCCTCTTCAGAACTTGCTACTGCTTTTATTTGAGACCCGTTCTTATATCTTAATGACAATTTATTGTCTTCTACACATTTTTGTTTCAACCAAGTTGGTAAACTAGCATGCATTACTCTAACTTTAGTAACCAAATTTTTAGCTACATCTTGTTTAGTTGCAATAACCAATATATTCTTATCATCATAAAATGTCATCATCCATAATGCGTATCCTGCAGTAAGTGTTGATATACCTAATTGACGAGCCTTTAAAAGAACATTATAATCATTATTAACAAATTCTTTTAAAGTTTTCTCTTGATAATCGTATAAATCAAATTTTATTTTACCTTTTTGTGGATGTTGTATATAACAATATCTTCTTAAAAAATGCACTGGATCTTTTGCACACTTTTTAAATTCTCGTCTAATAGCTTCTTTTATTTGTTTTTTATCTGTATTCATTGTTATAAAATATTAGTTATACGATTAAAAGTATACGTTATCGTCGCAGATATAATTGCTCCGGATGTAAAATATAACCATTTATTTTCGTACCAAGAAGGTTTAACCAATTTAACTTTTTTTTCAAGTAATTCCGTATCACTCTCTAATATTTCAATCTTTTCTTCCAACTGTGCGGTCAAAGTACTATCAGTGCGCACTATTTCCCTATAATTAAATATCAAGTCAGATTGTGCAAATACAATATTTTTTAACGAATCTACTTCAAACTGTAAATTCTGAACATTTATTGCAATTCTTTTTGATTCTTCCTCAGTGAGCGTAATTTGAGCAGAACAAAATGCAGTTATTAATAATATTAATATCCATTTCATTATAATTCGAATGATCCAATTATCTCAATAATGTTACGACAGTAGAACCGCCAGTTACTACTTTACTCAACGCAATTGGATATATTTCTTTAGCCGTCACGGGGTTAGTACCTCCAACTATTGTTCCACTTCCATTAACTGGAGTTAAAGTATAGTTAGTTCCTGTATGCACCATAAATGCTGTACTAAAATTTGAACCCGTTGCCGAATATGTTGTACTTGCCGCAACGACATTTACAACTTCTCCATATGCATTTTGAGTAACATCAATTGCTTTAGTTCTACCTACAAATGATCCTTGTACTGCTGTTGCCATGATTTACTCCTATTTTTTTGCAAATTTTCTCAAAAAATCTTCAGCGTCTTTTGAATCTTTAATTTCTTTACGCTTCTTACTACCTTTTTTAACACTTTTTATTTCTTTTTCTATATCTGCAGCCTTAGTTTTTAAATTTTTAGATTCTTTTTTTGTTGTTTTAATCGCTTTACCGATAGATTTAATTTTCTTAGCTGAATCTTTTAATTTTTTATCAATCTTTTTTACTTTTGCCCGTTTTATGGCTGATGCTTTGCCTGATATTCCTAGAAAAGCTAAAATTAGAGCTATAATTTTTCCCAAAGCTATAACTCCCGTTTTATTTTAGTAATATATTTAGCTAATTCCCTTCGATCCAACCCCAAACCATCAATTATTTTAGCTAATGCTGCAATCTGTTTCCGACGATTTAATTTAGCGCCTTTTATAGCACTAACTGCCTTATCTAAAAATCTTTGTGCTTGAGCTGGTAATTTTACATCAAGTTTATCTAATCCACCATCTGGCTGTTTTTCTGCCATAATAGATTTAATTTCTTCTCGTACCAAACTTCTAAGTTTATTTATGTCTGACATTAACTTCTCCTATTGTATATAATCCTACACCTATAAATATATAAATATATTAAATTGATTCTTCCAATTTCTTTAAATATTTTTCAGCTTCTTCAATTTCTTTATTGATATGATCTTTATCTACTTCCCACTGTTCTTCATCAAGTGAATATCCATCTGGTTTAACTTGATTAAAAAAAGAAACTGTATCTGGAGCTTCTTTCCACTCCTCAATAGATTGTTTTAATTCTCTTATATAAGCTTTCTTATTTTCTTTAACAGTTTCTTCAACATGGTATGTTAATTTTCCCTGTACGGCTAATTTATTCTCAAATTCTACCTGACAATCCAAACAATGCCCATGTCTATTATAATATTGAGTATCTATTCTTTTTTTCATTATATTTTTACAAGATGGACACCATAGTGGAGTTCTAGCATCTTTAAAAACATCCGCTCTTTCTGAACTTTCTTTTAATTCTTTAGCCCTCTTTTCATCCATTTCGTTTCTAAACTCTTTATCAACCCCTGAAACAAATATTCGTTTTTCAGGAGCTCCTCCCTTAATAATGCTTTGTAATGCTTCGTTTTGTCTTTTATTTTCTTTACTATATCCTGACATAATTACCTCTAAAAAGTTAATAACCCTAAAATTTGATTTACAGGTGCGAATGCTCCTGTAAATTTGTAAACTTTACCTTTATACTTAAATACTATACCTTCTGACGGAACAATTGAAGATAGTCCACCTATTTTATTCAATTTATCTAATTGAAGTTTTAAGGTTTCTATTTTTTTAATATCTCCACCACGCTTTACTTTACTAATTGCACTAATTACATCTTTTCTTATCTTTTGTACTGCCTTTGTGGGTGATGCAGCTAAATATCCACTAATATTCTTTAAAATTTCCGTTCCTACTGCAAAAAATAAAACTTCAAAAGGTCTCATATTCTGTTTTACCATTTTTTGATGATCTACCTTATCTGTAGTTAATACCCAATCCAAAAACTCAGGATGATCTTCTTTTAAATCCTTTTTTATATCTACTATCTTATATGACTTATCAAAAAATGCCCATCTCTTCCCCAACTTCTCCACTATATCATCTGTAATATTCATAAAATCGGTTTGGTTTGCCCCATTCATGATATATTCCTGCCAGAACATTTCATGATACATAGATAATGGATCTGTATCCTTTAATGCATATTCTTTTTGTAATTTACTCAACCTACTTAAAAAAGTTTTCTTCTTAGCATCAAAATTTTGTGATTTAGGAACACTTAAAAATTGTGGTTTACCAATTTTATAATGTTTTTGTATATGTTGATTAACTTGTTTAATCATTCCTGCTAACATTCTCGCAGATCCTTTCGGCTGTCCTGTGGGATTTCCACTATCATCATATTCTAAAGTACCGTGAAATACTATTTGAGCTTTATCATAGTCTATTACATTTGATGACTTAGGCCACATAACTTCTAAATTCATCCATCTTTTACCATTTCCAAAAATCTTTTCTTTTTGAGCGTCTGATAAAGCTCCTACAGATTTACTTAAATCTTTCATTGCAAAAACAAATGCATTTTTAATATCTCCCCTACCTGCAAACTTAGAAGCTACTCCTTTAGTAGTCATAGATTTTGCACCAAAATTCTTTAGTTGTCCTTTGTTTCTAGCTGTAACTAATTTTCCATCTTTCCAACTAATCATTAAATTTTGACCATCTAGTTTTTCTGTAACACCATCTTCTCTATTAAGATTTCCACCTAATCCATCTGTAATTATTTTCTTTAAATCTCCAAATGTCAAATCTTTGTCATCAAAAGGATGATTCATATGTCCATATGCTCCACCTTCAATTATTAAATCTAAATCCTCAACTATTGATATTTTTTCAGACAAGCTTTTTACATATTTTTTAGCCGCCTTATCACCTTTAGTCTTTGCTACCCATTGAACTGCACTTCTACGACTAACTGTTTTCTTTCTACCTTTTGGATTAGGATTTTTTACTGTATCGGGTGCGGATGTTTTTGCTTTCTTTTCAGCATCTGCTTTCTTTTGTTTCCTAGCTTTATATGCTCTATAAGCACCAAATGAAAGACCCGCAGCCATTGTTCCAACACGACCAAACGCCTTTACATATGGAGCAGTCAAACCTGTCGCTGCTCCCACTGCAGTTAATACTAAAAACTTAGTTCCCATTTCTCCACTAAATAAATCTGCAAATGAAACTTCACCAAGTGCTGCTGCTGATGCGGCTGCTGATAAATCTAAATCATATTCTGGGTCTCCGATGAAAGTCATCTTTGTCCATGCATAAGTTACCGCCGCGGCTGCAGCTATACCCATTACTCTTTTTAGTTTTGGATGATTTTTTAAGTAATCATCTAATTTAACTAATGCCTTTTCTTTCTTTTGTCCAAACTTAGTTTGTGATAATTTATGTGCTATCTTATCAGGAACATAATTGATAATTTTTTGATATGCCTTAAATCCTTTCTTAGCCATCTCAAATACTTTCTTAACACTAAAATCATTTAACTTAGCAACAGAAAAAGTATTTTTGTTCATCATTGTTTTTCTAATTCTACTAAGTGGTTGCTTTGCCTTTTTAGACCAGTCCTTTAAAAAATTATTAAACTTTATTCCTTCTTCTAATGTCATCCTTTCATCAATTTCTAAAATCAATTTTAGATTTTCATTTATTGATTCTTGTTTTTTTCCTTTACTTTGTGAACTAATTGCACTTGCATGAGTAGCACCTGGAGCTACTAAAACTTTATAACCAAGATTTTCATATTCTTCCATCTTTCTTGCCATATTATCTCGTCTTGCTTGATTCCATTCAAGTTGAGCTCTACCTACTTCACCATCACCTGATGAGCCATCAAAATCTTCTGGATAATTTAGTTTTTCTAATTGTTTAATTTCACTATCATCTGCTGGTGGAAAACTACCTGTATATCCATTGTCTATTAAAAATTGTTTACCATCTTCGGTTAGATAGTCCTTATGTTCTTCACCGTCATCACCTTGTCCTACCAAGTTAGAATATATTGCTCCACTCATTTGTGATGGTGTATATGGTTTTTTAGTTTTTGGATCTGTTCCCATTTTTTCGGCTAAAGCTTTATAGATAGGTGCTTTTTTGTATCCATCCCATTGATTGTTAAACTTACCATCCCATGAGTCTACTTCACCACCAGATTGTGAAACTGCATTAGCGACAATTTCTTGTTCAGACCCTTCCCAATAATGATGTGGATTACCGTCAGCATCTACACCCAATCCACCTTCAGACAAAAATATAATCTTTTCACCTTTATTATCTTTTATAAATTTTTCAACCCCTTTCATTACAGGATCTTCTATAAATTCTTTAGCTGTAGCACGTGCACTTACATCAGCAAGGTAATCTTCGTCCTTTTCTCCGTCATCATAATCTTCGGGATTTGGTTTTCCTGGAAGATGGGCTGTTCCTACAACAAGACTATTTTCATCCTCAACTACATAATGTTTAGCGTGAATTTCTTTACGTTCCTTTTCACTATTGTCATCTTCCAAATCCAAAAATGGATTACCGAATGGGTCAATACTTCTTTCTTTTTTACCTGATGGATTATCAGGTACCGGTTCTTTATCAGTATCGTGTTTAGCTATATATTTTTGTTGACCTTTCACGGACTTATCCGTCCAATATTCTGGACTCCATATATCGATTTGGCCCGCTTCTATTAGCAATTCTTTATTCCACCACTCTTTTGAAAATAACTTTGATTCTTTTAAATCGGTATTTGATGTTTCAGCATCTGCACCTGGTAATACTGGTTCTTGTACTTGTACTTTTAATACATTATCTTCTAAACCTAACCACTTAATAACCTCAAATCCTAAACCAGACAATACAAAATTTAATCTTTCTTTATACTTGTTATGTAAAGAACGTTCACTCTGTCTACCCTTTATTCCTACAGTTCCATAAGATGGTGTAG